TAAATGTCCAAAAATGAAAAGGGCGATATACTTTTGCGAAAAAGGGCGATTTTTCACTTTATGCTCACAAAATGTTTTTTGGAATTATATTTTGTGAGCATAAATTTTTATTTTTAGAATTTGAATTTATTAAGGAGTTTTTTATGTTACTTACATATATAGAAATGAAAACTCAAAAAAACTCAAAATATGTTTCAGGGTCTGTTCCTGTTTCCATTACATATCGTGTAATAAATTCATAATTTAAATAAAAATTTTTAACAAAATTTAAATATTTTTTTGAATAATTATTATTTTCAGATATCAAAAAATGTAATTTTAATAATATCCTTGGTGTAATATAATTTTTTTCTTTTATTACTTGATGTGTTGTTTTATCAAAATTAAAAACAATATAGTCACCAGAGTTTATTTTATGTCCTATATCTAAATTGTTAAAATATGTAATAATATTATTATTACCATTTGTTAATCCAATAATAACTCTATAAAAATTTATTCCTGGAAAATTAAACCATACATTATCTCTATGTATTACATAATTACCGGATGCTCCATATAAATTAATTTTATCCAAATTATTTTTAGGATTAGAATAATATAATTCATCCATTTCATTCGCACTAATTTTTACGCATTTTTCACTACCATCACATAATTTATTCCAAAAATCATTTTTTTGTATTTGTTCAACTTTAGATTTTATAGAATATGGCATATCATCATACCAAGTATGATATGTAGATGCGTTTTTATCAGGAACTATATTATAATATTCTTTTGATATATCATCTAAAATAGATTGTAATTCATTTGGTAATCTACCAATACCAACCTTACCTTCTATTTCATCTCTATATGTAAATAAACTATCCATATATATTATAAATATATTTTTGTAATTGCAAATCTAAAAATAGTAATACAATTGTAATTTAATTATTGGTTTATAAAATGGGCGTTTTAAATGAGAAAAGGTGTAAAATTATAAAACACTTTTGAAAAGTGAATCAACTAACAAACCCCTCCAGTATTGTACAAAATGTTTTGCTTATTGAAGAAAGGATATGTATGTAATGGGTTCCCTCTTTTTAAATATTGAAGCTATAAAAATCACTTTTGACCTCCCGTGTCGCATAAGATAACTGAGGATTTTGAGGAGGTGGTGCAGGAATGGTGACCGGGATGTATCTCAAACTGGCGGGTTTTAAAACAAACGCGTAACCATTTTCATCAAAAAAGATATCATTTTCTTCAACATTGACATCGATAGTTTGGTATCGCATGGCGAGCATTTGGCATCCCATTTCACGCATAACAACCGAACTAGGATTTTCAGGATTGGATCCTTTGTCGGGCATACCGATGGTCATGTTTTGTTTATTGAATTCAATGAGTTCCGCCATATCTTGTGTATATTTTATATCGTAATAATGTAGAGCTCGCATGAAAACAGAGTTACTAGTCATGTTAACAAACTGATAAAATTCTGGACATTCCAAGAATGCAGTGTTGCTTTTGTCAACGATGATGGATACTTTGCCCATAAGGGTTTTAATTGGTACTTTGCCAAAGTTATGTCCATAATATTCAGAGTCATAGTCTTTGCTGAGTAATATAGGGTCATAACTTTCTAAAATGAGAGCAAAGTTTTTAAACATTTCGTTGTTGGCGCTTTTAATGCGTAGGTGTATGATAATTGGATCGGCCGCGTTAGGCGCAGTTGATGTAGCAAAGGCATAATTATTTATGATATTCATGACATCAGAAAAATATACATAGTTGAATGTTTCTTTAATATAGTAGTCATCGGTAGTGGAAGTTGCCACAACTGGTTTGTCATCAATGGAATAAATTTCGAAATCAAGTCCTCTGACGCCTTGTTTTAACAAGTCTTTCAAGACACATAAGTCTACATAGTCATTTTTATATTTACCACCGCTACAACAATTGTAAGCACTTTTAATATAATAGTCCCTTAATGAATAATCAAAAGAATCTGAATTATTCATTGATTGTATTTTACCATTCAAAGTTCCATAAAGACTATCCATATTACTGCATTCTAACTTTGGTAGTGTTTTATAATAAATATAGTATATAAATGCAATCACTATAATCATGGTCATAATAAAACTAAATAGAAATACCGCAGTGGAGTCTTTTAACTCCGATAACTTGAATTTTTTTAAATCAATTGTATTATTCATATGTTTTATTGCATTATGCATCGAGTCTGTTAAACTTGTCGTATGGCCCGGGGGATTAACTGACATTATATTATATTCATATAATATAATATAATTTATTTTATTGTGTTACGACACTCCTTTCCACAAATAAATATAAAAAAGTACTTAAAGAGATATATTTTATGTCTAAATAATGTATGTTTAAGCGAAACATTTTGTACCTTATTCCCCCTTAATCAATATATAACAACAAATTAAAGATAGGTTTATATGATATATATAATCGATAGCATGTATGATAGTAATGACTGTAAAATCCATTTAGATTTACTTAATAATTCGTATTTTTATAATGGTCCCCTTTATTGTTCAGCAGAAATGCAGGTTATTGACTGGTGGTTTATGTCGAATATATTGACTATTATTTTTTATTTCAACATAAGGCATGTAATGTAATGTAATATTGAATTTGTGTCATAATCAATTAAACATTATTACTTATTATAATATAATAGTATAGAATGCCGGGAGGATTTATGCAACTAGTATCTCAAGGACAACAGAATATTATATTAAATGGGAACCCTACCAAGTCTTTTTTCAAGTCCACTTATCACCAGTTTACCAACTTTGGTATGCAAAAGTTCCGGGTGGACTACGAAGGTTCCAAAACATTAAGACTAACAGAAGAATCCCAGTTTACGTTTAAAATACCTCGTTACGCTGACTTATTGATGGATACTTATGTCTCTGTCGCATTGCCCAATATTTGGAGCCCTATTCTACCGCCTCAACAAATCACGGCAGATACCATTTCTCAAGGGTTAGGGAATCTGGAGCAATGGGCGCCATATGAATTTAAATGGATACAACATATTGGCGCAAAAATGATTTCCAAAATAAGTATTACCTGTGGGAACTATACATTACAAGAATATTCAGGAGACTATTTATTGGCTGCAGTTCAAAGAGACTTTAGTTCTACCAAATTGGACCTGTTTAATGAAATGATTGGAAATGTACCTGAACTGATAGACCCAGGAAATGCGAATTCCAGGGTGAACTCTTATCCCAATGCATACTATGATACAAGTATTGCTGGACCTGAACCCTCAATAAGGGGCAAAATATTATATATCCCTTTGAATGGTTGGTTTGGATTAAAGTCCCAGATGGCTTTCCCTTTGACTTCTTTACAATATAACGAGTTACATATTACAATCACTTTTCGACCAATCAATCAGTTGTTTGTTATACGTGATGTATTTGATGCGACCAATATGTATCCATATGTAGCACCAAACTTCAATACGTGGTATATGCAGTTTTACCGATTTTTACAGCCGCCTCCGGATGTGAATGTGGATATTACTTCTTATGTAGACCAACGAACGAGTTGGAACGCGGATATACATTTGAACTGTACGTATGCATTTTTGTCGAATGAAGAAGAACGTTTTTTTGCATTACAAGAACAAAAATATTTAATCAAACAAGTATATGAACGCAAATTTCCAAATGTTACTGGCCCCAATAAAGTAGAAACAGACTCAATTGGTATGGTGACCAGTTGGTTGTTTTATTTTCAAAGAAGCGATGCCAACTTGCGTAACGAATGGTCTAATTATACCAACTGGCCATATAATTATTTACCCATTAACGTTACTTCTGCACCTACTTCCGGTCCATACATCATCTATAGGACTAACACAAATGGTACATTACAACCTGTCCAAATAGGTCCGGGAGTGAACCCAGATGGGCGTTTAACTGGACTCGTAGTCAATCAAACGTATAATGGACAAAATACCAAAAAAATATTGGTAGCAATGGGGATTTTATTGGATGGTTCTTATCGTGAAAATATTCAACCGGAAGGAGTGTTTGACTATATTGAAAAATATACCCGGACCAGTGGGAGTGCTCCTGAAGGCCTTTACTGTTATAACTTTGGAATACATAGCAACAACGCGGATATGCAACCATCGGGAGCGATGAACATGAGTCGGTTTAACCAAATCGAGTTGGAGTTCACCACCATTGTTCCACCTTTGGACCCGCTTGCGCAAAGTTTGACTATATGTGACCCGGAAACCAAGGCAATTATTGGTATCAATAAACCCACGTGGCGTATATATGACTACAACTTTGACTTGCATTTGTTTGAAGAGCGTATCAATGTGGTCAACTTTATTGGTGGAAACGTTGGATTAATGTATGCCACTTAAAGACCCCCTATATTGTACAAAATGTTTTATTTGGTAATGTACAAAACATTTTGTTTGGGATGTATCATGTATTGAAAAATACATAATGTTAGTAGCCAGAGGGAGAAAGGTTGCTGTTGGCCGCAGGAGGCGTGGTTTCGTAGAATAGTCCGGTGGCACTTTGTCTCATGGGATACTTAGGTTGATAGTCCGGCATTTGTAGTTTGGGTGTATCCACCGTGAGAGTAGCCATTCCTTCGTCATACTCATCTTTAATGCTTTCTTTTTTGTTATATAACGCCAGACCTTCGTTAAAGGATTTGGTCCAGGGGTTTATACCTTCATATGGTTGTTGGATGGTTGCCTGCATCGAACCTGGGTACTCTTCCGAATAGTTTATATAGTCGGTGGTCAAAGAACTATACTGTAGTCCCTGGTCTCCCATTTTTCCGCCATCTTCATATGGTTTAATTGTGTCTGGGTCTTGTATTTGGGATACGTGAGGGGCAGGAGGCGTACATCCATAACAGTCAATATCGGCTAAACATTGTTCTTTGGTTTTACTACACTTGGCATTGGGTCCGCAAAAGTTGTTACATTGAAAGGTTGTGTTTATAGGCAGAGGTACATTGTGGCTATATAGAGGAGAGTTCAGGTCGTTATAGTTTATTTGGCTTTCTTTAGGATAAGGATTGGGGTCAAATGCTTCTTTAAACGAAACCCCATAACCATGCCCATAGGTGTATATAAAAAATACAAAAACACATATACACAACAAAAAGATAAACATAATAATGGTGTAAGAATAAAAAACAGATAGTCGACTCAATGTCATTATAATGACACAAGAGTTTATTTTATGTAAATATAGAAAAATGTTTTGTATATTTATGAATAATAAAATAATATATATTTATTATAATGTCTACAAGTTCAACTTCTGTTGAAGATAAAAAAGATGAAGATTCAGGAGAAAACGTAACTAAGCAAATAGACCTTAAGGGATTTATAGTGGCTTATCTATCTACTATTATTGGTATATTTTTTGTATTTCTTATGGGAGGTATTGGGTTATATACTACCAAAGTAGTTCAATCCAATATTTTACCGGATAGTTCTCAGTTACCTCCTTTTAAAGACACAGGGAAAGACACAAACGGGAAAGACATAGACATAGACTTAGACTTAGACATAAAATTAGTAGATATGCATATTATCCGACCTACATTTTTTGCAGACTATAATGAATGTTATTCCCAAAAATGTTTGTTTAATGCCCCCGATTTTTATAATTCATTCAAGACAAATTTCATTACTTGTGGAATGAAACAAAACGCAGTTTATGGTAAATCAAGTGCGAATTTGTGTCTTTATTTATCCGATGTATATCCAAGTATAGTAGCCATGAATTTTTATATTATTAAAATATTGTTTAATGTTATCGGTTTTATACCCGAAGAACTTATTATGGTTTTATTTACCTTTTGTTTTTTTTATTACTTGATGTTTTTATATTTTGCTAATTTAGCTATTGGTATATTTTTTCATATAACAAAATTTTCTAAATGTTTTGAAAAAATTGAACCAAAAGACGAAAATGTTACAGGAGGAGGCAAAGAAAACACAAAATTAACAACTGAAGGGTTAGGTAAAGGGTTAGGTGATGTTGATACCAAAATGGCACATGTTACCGGAAATATTGATAACGTAAATAATCCAATTGGTAAAAGCGCTGCACAAGCTGAACTTGCTGCAAGTTTAACAAATGATTTAAAAAAAGACCCAAAAGGTTTTTTAAAAAATGTTGCCCTTGAGGGTGCACAACTTACATTTTGGGGTCGAATTTCACTTTTAATTTGGAAAGTAGTATTATTTTTTACATATTTCATGGCAGCATGTATTTCAACATTTGTCATGCCAATTTATTTTACTGCATATAGTTTTTTTATACCACTCACTGTAACTTTTAAACAGTTGAAAGCAAGTGATTTTGAATCACCAAATGCAAAAATAAAAGTCACTAATGACTCAAAACAGTCTGGAGGATTATTCAATCTTTTTAGTTCCAAAAGTAAAGTAAAAAAGGAAAAAGAAAAAAAACCAGAATATTTTGGTTTTTATAAATTTTTTATGGATTCTTTTAGGTATAAAAAAGTATTTTTTATGATTCTTGCTACTATTACTTTAATACAAAGTTCTGTAAGCTACTTAGGTTACGCATCTTTAATTTGTGTTGCTATTGCAGTCGGTTACGCATACTATAAGAAACTATATCATATAGACTTGGATGACAAACAACTGTTTGCATTAGACTTTACTAAAATTGGTAACAAATTAAAAATTCCATTAGATAAAGTAAGTATCAAATTTAAATGTAATCCACCACCAGGAGCACAACTAAAAACACCCACACCAGAAGCAGACACATCAGAAGCAGACACATCAGAAGCAGACACATCAGTAGAAGATACATCAGTAGAAGATACATCAGAAGCAGACACATCAGTAGAAGACACACCAGTAGAAACAGGAAAAACAGAAACACCAACACCAGTAGAAGACACACCAGGAAAAGCAAAAGACACACCAGTAGAAACAGGAAAAACAGAAACACCAACACCAGTAGAAGACACACCAGGAAAAGCAAAAGAAACAACACCAGTAGAAACAGGAAAAGCAAAAGAAACAACACCAGTAGAAACAGAAAAAACAGAAACACCAGTAAAAGCAGAAGAAACACCAGTAAAAGCAGAAGAAACACAAGTAAAAACATCAAAACCCCCCTCTTCAGGAGGTAATAAAAGTGTTATCACGTATATGAAAGGAGGAAAAAGTAAAGGAAAAGGTTTAACGCCTACTAAAACATATCAATTTCGTTTAGTATAATAAATATGAATATAAATATAAATATATTTTGAATATATGAAGTCTTTGTCTTATCCTTTGGTTAGTGTATGTACGCCAACTTTCAACCGGAGGCCTTTTATTCCTTATATGATTAAGTGTTTTGAACACCAAGACTATCCAAAAGATAGAATCGAGTGGATTATATTAGACGACGGTACTGACCCTATTGGTGAAATGGTCGAACATATTCCTTGTGTAAAGTATTTTTATTACCAGGAAAAGATGATATTAGGTAAAAAAAGGAATTTGATGCATGAAAAGTGTAATGGGGATGTTATTATTTATATGGATGACGACGATTATTATCCACCGGACCGTATTTCGCACGCAGTAGATATGTTAGTAAAAAATCCGGATTATTTAATTGCGGGGTCTTCTGAGATGCATATTTATTACGCATCTCAACAAAAGTTATATCAGTGTGGTCCATATGGACCGAATCATGCCACGGCGGCAACCTTTGCCTTCAAAAAAGAACTCTTGACAAACACAAACTATGGAAACGAAAAAGCCATGTCAGAAGAGAGGGACTTTACTAAAGGATATACGATTCCGATGATTCAGTTAGACTCAAGGAAAAGTATATTGGTATTTTCACATCAACATAATACATTGAACAAGGAGTTTTTAATTGAAAACGCAGAGACAACCAAAACTATTCCATCCAAGTATACCGTAGATGATTTCTGTATGTCTCCCGAAATGAAACAGTTTTATATGTACGATGTAAATAAAGTGCTGGAGTCATATGATGCGGGTAAACTAAAGTATAAACATGAGGCAGTGCAACAACAGCTAGAAGAGTTTCAAGCAAAAGTAAATAGTATGAAAGCGGCGAATAAACCAGTCAATGTAAATATTCAAGATATCATTAAAAACTTTGAAGAAAAGTTGAACAACAAAGACATCATTATACATAAGTTAATGACGCGAGTAAAAGAACTCACGGAAGAATTACAACGACGACCATTAAACAATTAAAAACCTATTTAAAGATATCTACCCATGTATATACAACCAAGTCAAGGTTAGTTTAATGGATTACGAACAGATGTATGACTCTTCAGCATTGGACCACGAGGTTTCTTTCAAGGAAAACAAGAACAAGTTGGACAAGTACTATAGTCAAAGTAGAGTGGTGCGATATTCACCCGAAAGCAAGAAAAATCATGTATACAAGGTGGATAAGTATGGTTCAAAAGGTATTGGTACATTTATTCGCAATGCAGTCAATGGTGCCAAAACCAATGTTTTAGTTGGTAGCCATTTGGAAAACCTTTATTTCAAGGTAGTGGATGCCACAGGTCTAAAGGGACGCAAAGAACCACTCATGTTGTACTACGAAAGTCCCGAACAGTATGAGAAGTGTCTTTTGGTGAGCCTTTCGCCTGTTACGAAAGCCAGGTGGTTTGAAAAGTACCAGTTATGTCGGCAGATGTATGCAAAAGAGTTAGAAGACTACAGTCTCTAGACTGAGATAATATATAATTTGTAACAATTGATTTGATAAAAATATAATATAAAGACAAGCCAATAACTTTATATTATGTTGTATAGTGACTTTGTCCTGATTATTTTGAATTGTAAAAAGTATAAAGAAAAGGCATTGCGTCAAAAAAGTACTTGGTTAAGGGAGATGGACATATATACGATTCCTTATTTTCACGTGATTGGCGACCCGGAGATGAAAACGGATTACGTCTTTGACTACGATGACCATGTATTGTATGTCAAAACGGAAGATGATTATATATCTTTGCCCAAAAAAGTGATTGCTGCATATGCCGCGATAAACAAAGAGTATGTATTCAAGTATATTTTTAAAACTGATGATGACCAAATGGTATCGAATGTGTCTTTTTTCAAAACATTGAAATCGGTATTATTAAATAAGACACCCAGAGTACATTATGCGGGAAATGTAGTCACTATAAACCAAGCGCATTATAGCGAATACTATAAAGAACATCCCGAGTTACCTAAAAACGTCCCAGTGTATGTCACTAAATATTGTAGCGGTCGTTTTTATGTGTTGTCCGACCTAGCCGTACAACAGTTACTCACCAAAACCAAAGATATATCTAAAGAATATTTTGAGGACTATGCCATTGGATACCATTTGGACCAACTACTAAAAAAAACGATGTTACATATAAACACTGGCACATATTTCAAAGATATCTAGAAGTAAGTTATTATTTTTTGAACAAGTACGCCTTGTTGATATCCGTCATCAAGTGACTATAGTTGGTAACACGTTTTTCGATATCGCTATATCCGGTTTTCTGTATGACGGTAGGAGGTATAATCAAGAACCAACGATGTTTTTCTTGGAGTTTAAACCAGAATCGGTCAATGGCATAATGTATTCGTTGACTAGGATTCTGGAAAAGCAATTGTAGTCCCTCTTTGATATTATCAAATAATGGTTTGATAAAAGGTCCATTCACCAAATATCCAGTAGTGGTTTGGCATCTCTTTACCTGTATACATGTATTATCTACCGGTGTATATGGTGGTACATTATTTCCAGCAAGTAACACAACATCCCAGTCATTTGTATGTAGACTCAAAAAGGTGTTTAATTGGGTAGTAAAGAGAATGGGGTCTAAAAAAGTAATATCATCTTCCACGATAAGGATATGTGGTAACTTATTCGTTATCGCATGTTGCAAGATTTTTAAATGGCTCATACTACATCCAATTGCACCGTTATCCATTTTAATAGCGTTAAAACGTTGGGCTTCAATACCTATACTGGATAACTGAAACTCAACATGTTGTTTTCGGTCTTTACGGTGTTCTAAGTTGATATAAAAAGCATGCTGAATATCTTTTATACAAGTTAAAGGTGTTTTTTCCATGAAAAAATAAATATATATCTATTTAATTGGTATATATTTATATATGTTATACAACTAATTTACAAAAGGTTTTGCTGTATATTCATATCTAGTTGTCTCTTTGTCTTTTATTATATTATTACTTGTTTTACTCGTTTTACTCGTTTTACTCGTTTTTTGATTTTTCCTTAAATTTTTGCATGCTATTCAATGAATCAGTTATACTATTTATGTTGAAGTCTTTCAACAACTTTTGCGCATTCTGGACCGCCGGCATCATAGTGGTCATTGTATCAAACAAATTTTTCTGTTGTTTCATCAACTTACGCGTATCATTTGTCAAATTTTCAATAGAGCTACTTCCAAGCATTTTGTCTAAATGATTATAAGATTGTTCAATTGTCGCGGCATAGTCTAAACGTGACCCGCTTTTTTTACCTCCTCCACTTTTTCCAGGCATTTTTTCTTCGAATCCTTCAACCTCTTCATTATCCATACTACTGGTATTCATGGTTGTATCGGTATCCGCATCTATTATTCCACTAGATGAACTAGAAGATGTTTTTTTATTATTTTTTTCCATTTGTTCCTTTACTTCTTTGTTGTTCTTGGCATTTTTCACAATCGGCAATACTTTTGCAATTTCTGGATCCGTGCTTGCAGTATTTTCCACAACTGTGTCTGTTTGATTTGTTAAACCTTCGCGAATGACCTTTGCCGAAATCAAAAAATTGGTTGCGAGTAAACCTACTAACAAAACAACTGCCATGTTTTTGCTAAAGTAAGTCGTTAGTAAGGATATTATTGCAAAGAAAAAAACTGCATTTAATTTATTATTTGCTAAATAAGCAATAACGTTGGTTACTGACAAAAAAACAACAAAATACAAAAAATATTTGTTTGTCAATATCTTTGATACATCTTTCATTGAATTCATTTATTTATATATATAATATAAATTAAAAAAACAAATTTCAACCATTTATTTAATCATTCGGTTTTATAAATTAACATATAAAATTGAATTAATTATATACCTAGTATTGTTTTAAATTATTATATCCTTTTATGAGTAAGTTTGATTTGGTCATATGTGAATTACATAATCCCTTGATTCATGGTTCAACAAACTCACTTGGTGAATACGATGTACATTATATTGTGCATGAACGTTTTACCCCATCTCCATCGTATACATCCTATGTAGACGAGATAAACGACTATATGCGAATTGTCACTGACCCGCTTCCTAGACGGTTACGTACGAAAGCGAAGCACCCGGTGATTCGAAACTATCATAAAATGGTAAAACGGCGCAACTATATTCAGCCTGAAATAGCGCAGTGTGTGGTTCTCCCTACAGATGAAACGGTAGCGATATTGAAAACCTTTTGGATACGTATTATTCAAAGAACTTGGAAAAAAGTATTCCAAAAAAAAAGACGCATGATGCATAATGTTCATTTCATGTATCAGCGATATCTTCGTGTTTCGTCCTCTTGTTCTTCTTCTTTACCCGGGTTAAGAGGAATGTTAAAAGGTATGTAGACGTCTTTTAGATTTATGACTATGAGACCTTCTTCGCTTTCTTGTATTAATAGGACTACTATAACGATTGAGAACTTTGCTTGACTTGTTGGCTGGATATGTATACCCACCGCGTTTGACAGACTTTCTTCTTTTAGCTTTGTATTTTCTCTTTTTTGTTGAACGTTTCCCTCCCATTTCTTCTCCTTGGTTATTTTGACGAAGATTTTTTTGTTCTGCTGAACCTGATAAATCTGGTGGACCTGGTTTTCCTTGTTTTATTGTATTATTTTTTCTATTTAGAAGAAGATATTTTTTTGAAGGATTATTATGAGGTAGCGGTCTAGATGGTGCTGGTGGTGGGTTTAAAGAATTATTATAAGCTAGCGAACTAGATGGTGCTAGTGGGTTTAAAGGGTTATTAACAAATGAATTATTATCATCATTACTATTATCATCATTACTATTATCATCATTACGATAAATGTCTCCCATGTTAAGACTATCGTCATTGTCTTCAGGACCCAAAGAGTTATTTATATCATTTACTTTTTCTATAATCTTTTGGATTAGTGTTGTTATTTTTTTGTTATATGGTATTTGAGTATTTTGATTTATTTGACTTATATAATCATTTAACTCTGTAATAAAAGTTTGAACAGCAATTTTAAGTTCAATCAGTTCTTTTTGTGATTCTGCAAGACTTTTTGTCATGTCTTTTATACGGGTTGACAGTTGTTCTTCAAGACTTTCAACTTCTTTTTCTGATTCTTTCAACTGTTTTCTTAATTTATTTACTTCTTCTCTATTTAAACTATCGTTTTCAAGTTCTTTACTCAGTTTCTCAATTGTTTGTTGACGTTCATCAATATCTTTTGTTAATTCTTCAAATGCTCTTTGTTGTTGTATCATCATTTGTTGTTTCAATTCTTCAAACAATATACCATTACTTACCTGTTCTTTAGTCAATTCGTCTAGTTGTATTCTTAGATTAGCTGCCTCTTCTTTAGCGTCGTTTAGTTCTTTTGTATTTTGTGTGTTATTTACTTGGTTATTTTGGTTTTGATTTTGGTTTTGGGTTTGGTTTTGACTGTTGAGTTGTTCTAACTCTGTAATGCGTTGTTGAGATTCGTTCAATTGTTGTGTCAACTGAGATATTGTTTTATTTGTTTGGTCGTTTGTTTCAGTTATATTTTCTATATCTTTTTGAAGTTGTTCTTCACGATTAGTTAGTTGTATTTCTTGACCATTATTTGGATTCATAACTGGATTTGAATTTGCATCTGGATTCATAACTGGATTTAAATTTGCATCTGGATTCGCATTTGGATTCATAATTGGATTCAAATTTTCGGAAGCATCTCTTATTATTTCAGTTTTTGTGTGAATATTATTTTTTAAACGGCTTACCTTTAAGTTAACTCTTTCTAAACTATCAAGTATTTCACTTAAATTTGTAAGCATTATGTCTTTGTTTTGAATAAAATATTTTTTTTGATAGTATACAGATTCTTTAATTCCTGTTGAAACATCTTTTAACTGTTGAATCAAAGTGAGTTCACCATTGTGTGTATACTTTGGTGTATTAGCCTGTATAAAATCTGTAAAAGTAGGATTCATATATTATACAAATATATTTTTAAAATACTATGAATATTTGATTTGATATTCCAAAAAAATATATTAACCTGTTATCAACTCGTCTAGTTCATGTTTTATTTTGTCTATTTCTCCTAAAATTTCACGCTGGTCTTGTTTTGCATTGACCAAGTTATGGTCCATCATTTCCTTGGACCGCATCAATTCTTCGGTATAATCCTTTAAAATCATCATTGCTTTCAACTGGTTGTATTTCTCCTTTAATATATACATATAGTAGTTGGTATAGTCATCCTTGACATCGACCAAATAATGATTCAACCGCTCTTTTTTTTCTAAATCTTTTTTCTTTTTAATTAGTAACCGTTTTTTATGGGCGATTTCTTCCTCAATTTGCGCTAAATATATATCTCGTTGTGCCAGAGTAATGTCAAAACGCATCCTATCTTATATCAAATATACTAAACAATATTTTATTTTGCGCAAAAAAAATAATTCCCTTAATATATAGTACCGATATAAATATAAAATCTATACAATATATTATTTAGGATGTCTAAGAATACTGCCGAACCTTTGTTACTACCAGACGATAACCGCTTTGTAATGTTCCCAATTAAGTACCCAGATATCTGGTCAATGTATCAAAAACAGGTGGATTGTTTTTGGCGTCCCGAAGAAATCGATTTGACAAAAGATGTTACGCACTGGAATGCTCTGGCGGATGAGGAAAGGCATTTTATTTCGATGATTTTGGCTTTTTTTGCGGCTTCGGATGGTATTGTGTTGGAAAACCTGGCTTCTCGCTTCATGAACGAGGTGCAAGTGTCAGAGGCCCGAGCCTTTTATGGGTTTCAAATCGCGATGGAGAATATTCATAGTCATACGTATAGTAATTTGATTGATACGTATATAACAGACAAAGATGAAAAGGATAAGTTGTTTAATGCGATAGAAAATTTCCCTTGTATAAAGAAAAAGTCAACCTGGTGCCAGAAATGGATAAATGATAATCGTTCCAGTTTCGCTACCCGGTTGGTGGCCTTTGCTTGCGTAGAGGGTATCTTTTTCTCCGGTGCGTTTTGTAGTATCTATTGGTTGAAGAAGCGCGGACTTATGCCTGGGCTCACGTTTAGTAACGAGTTGATTTCGAGGGACGAAGCGCTACACTGTGAGTTTGCGGTTTTATTATATAGTAAGTTGATTAAAAAGGTGGACAAGCATCGACTATACGAAATCATTAAAGATGCGGTGGATATTGAAACCGAGTTTATTTGCGAGGCGTTGCCTTGTCGACTCATTGGTATGAATAGTAAGTTGATGACGCAATATATTCAATATGTTGCGGACCGTTTATGTGTGCAGTTAGGGTATAAAAAGATTTATAATGTGGGTAACCCCTTTGATTTCATGGAACTGATTAGTTTGGATAGTAAGAGTAACTTTTTCGAGCGCCGTGTGGACTCGTATGCTTTGAGTAATAAGTCGATGGCCGAAAATATCTTCAACTTGAGCGATGACTTTTGAAGAAACACGAG